CGGTGGTGCTCTGGCCGGATTGGCCGCCGGCATCCACCACTCGAGCCTCGGGGCCCAAGCGCGTCATGCGAGCGCCTGCCTGGCTCAGCGGATCTGACACGCCCGGCGCGGCGTCGCGGATGAAAGCCTGGGCGATCTTCTGCCGGGCGTAGTCCATGGCGGCCGAATCATCAAAGCGCTGCATGACGTTGGAGCCTGCAGCGCCCGCAGCGCGCACCAGCGGCACGCCCAGGCCGCCCATGGCCGTGCCAACGACGCCGCCTTTGAGCGAGTCGTCTACCTTGCCGCTCACGTCGGGCGCAGTCGATGAGCCCCAACCATTGAACAACCCAGACACGAAGCCCGTGCCCAAGCCCGACACAACCTGAGTGGCCATGGTCTTGGCCGGCCCAAACAGCTTGGCGATGGGCCCGCCCACCGGCAGCGAACTGATGAACTGGTCGGTGGCGGTGCTGAGCGGCTCGTCCTTGAGCTGCCGGTCCACAGCGCCCCGGTAGGCGTCGCGCACGGCCTCGTAGTTCTGCTGGTAGGGCTTGCCGTTGAACAGCGTCTTGGCGCCGCCCACGACACCGCCGGCGATCTCGTCGGCAAAGCCAAACGTCGGGCCTTGCATCGCTGCAAGAAACGCGCGCTGGTCGCGCCCGAGGTTGGCCCCCGGTGCGGCCGCGGGCGACACGTCGGTGACGGGCTGGTCACCGGGCAGCAAGTAGCCTTTGATTTGCGGGGCGGGTGCCGGAGCTGGTGGCGTGGCCGCAGGTGGTTGGTAGTTGGCCTGCGCGTAGGCAATGATTTCAGCCTCGCTGGCGCCTTCTGGGTGGCGCACCGGGATGACCACACCGCCGGGGCCCTTGACGTTGGTGATGGGCATGTCAGCGTCCTGGTGTTGGCTCGATGGCCCAAGTGTCATCAAGCGGGTCGCCGATGCCTTGGAAGATGTTGTCGGGGTTCAGTTGGTACAGCTTGGCGTTCTTGCTGAACCTGTCCTTGGCCATGGCCATGCGCTTTTGAGCCACAGCGGCCATGGCGGTGGTCAGGTTGGTCATTTCGGTGCGCTGGTTGGGCGTGAGCTGCTCGCCGGTCAGCGCCTTGTTGAACAGCGCCTTGACGTAGTCCAAACCTCCGGCGGTCTTGACGATGGCGGCGTAGTCGGCCTCGCGCACCGCGCCATCTGGGTCCAGCGCCTTGGCGAATTTGTAGATTGCCGCCTGATCCTTGAGCGCGCCGCCTTGCTTCAAGATGTTGCCGATGTCTTGGGCGGTGCTGATGATTCCCGCGTCGAGCTTGGTGCGGGTCGTGAAGTCCGCGCCCAGCTTTTGCTCCATGTCGAAGCGGTCCTTGGGTGCCAGGCCCAATTCGTTGCGGGGCAGGTTGATGGTGGTGCCTGGCGGACGCTGTGACTGCTTCCAGTCTTCAAAGTTGCCTTTGTAGCCTTGGCCCACAGCAAACTGGTACTCGGCAATCGCCGACGGCTGTGAGCCGGCTTTTGGTGCGCCCTTGGCCAGCGGTTGGAAGGTCTTTGGGTCGACCAGCATGTCACCCTCGCTCAGCTTGAGCGGTGTGCTGTCCTTGGTGATGGCGTTGAGGTACTCCATGGGCTTGATCTGGCCAGAACTCATGGCTGTGTAAAGCTGCTGCTTGTACGGGTCCACCGGCGCGAGCTTGGCTGCGTTGGCCCTCGTCGGGCCTTGGCCATCACCCAGCGCGCTGTCCAGCATGGTCTGCTGCGGGCTGGCAATCGAGGCGCGGAACTTGGCCTCGTTGTCGCGCGCAAGCTGGGCATCGGCTTGTCGTTGCCGCATGTCTGCCATTTGCATCTCGAACAGCTGCTGGCGCTGCTTGCGCTGATCCAGCTCGCCGTCCTGATCACGCGCCTGGTTGTAGCCCACCAAGCCAGACACGCCCGCCCGGCCGATGTTGTTGAACGGCGTGCCTTGGCGTGCGCCTGCAAGCCCGCCGAAGGCAGCGCTGAGCAGGCCTTGGCCCTCTGGCGTGCCGATGAAGTCCAGGAGCCCACTCATTGCGCCGCCCCTTGATGCGCGTGAGTAAACATGCGACTTTCACCAGCCGCTCGCGCATGAGCAGCCTCCCCTATCGTGCTGTGCCTGCCAAGGTTAATGGTTCGACCATTCAACATGATGTGAGCCTTCCATTTTGATGTTCGCTGATCCCAGCACACTCCATTGATGCCAGAGGTGCTGTTCTTGTTGACGCCGCGGTTTTGCTGGTTTTGCGCCCGAGTGACGGCGCGCAAATTGGCGAGTCTGTTGTCGTCGCGTTGGCGATTGATGTGGTCAATAACGCCGTCAGGGAACTGGCCATGCACATACAGCCAAGCTAGACGGTGAGCGTTGTACAGCCGCCCATTGATAGCGATGCGGATGTACCCATGCGGATGTCGGCAGCCCGCCACCATCCCAGCCGGATATTTTTTGCACGGGCGAACCAGCCAGGTAAACAGGCCGGTGGCTTCGTCGTAGGCAAGCAACTGCTTAAGCTGCTCTTGCGTCATGTCAGCAGGCATCACCGACCTCCCATCATTTCGAGTAATTTCTGCTGAGCCTGCCGGCGCTGCATCTCTTCTTGCATGCGGCTTTGCGATTGCGCTTGCTGCTCTTGCAGCAGGCCCATGAACACCGGGTTGCCACCGCCGCCCATCTGGGGCGCGGGTGCTTGCATCGGCGGCGTGTCAGGCGACAGCAAACCTTGCGCGGTCTTGGCTGCACCGAGCGCTTTGCCGACCGGCTTGATGACCTTGTTGGCCTCGTCCAGGTAGCCCTTGGCCTGGGTGCCGTAGCGCGACAGCTGATCGAACATGCTTGAGCCGCCCATGCCGTCCACGGCGCCGAAGTAGCTCTCGCTGGTGGCGGGGATGTAGCCTGTGATGCCTGCGCCCACGTTGCCTGCGAGTGAGGCTTCGGTGCCTGCCAGTGCGTCCGCAGCGCTGATGCCGTCCAGGATGCCCGCACCGGCAGGAACTGCAGCAGCGCCCGCCGTAGCGGCACCAGTAGCGGCAGCACCAGTGGCGCCAGCGCCCAAAGCAGCGGGTGCGGCAGCACCGCCCGTGGCGGCGATGGCGCCCATCATGGCGATGCGCTCAGGGGTCAACCATTTGAGTCCGAACATCACTTGACTCCTTTGGCTGGCGCTGCGCCGGCCGGTTGCATCACGGCTTGTGGCGCGATGTAGGGGTTGGGCGCGCTGTTGAACATCGGGTTGCTGAACTGCGCAGCGGGTGCGGACGGCATAGCCTTTGCCCACTCAGGGATGGCCATCATCTGGCTGTTGGCCGTGGGCTGCCCGAACACCAGCTTGCCGTTGACGATGCTGAACTTTCCGCCTGGCAGGCTCATGGCAGGCCCCTGCGAGCTGGGCTGCTGGACGTACTGAGGCATGGCCTGCATGCCCCGCGTGCTGTTGAACAGTGGGTTGTTGAACATCACTTGCCACCGCCCTTGCCGGTGGTCGTCGAGGTGCCGCCCAAGTTGCTGCCGAACACGCCGGACATGGCCGCGAGCTGCTTATACGGCAGATCCAGTTGGTCCTGGTACTGCTGGAAGCCGAAGTCCTTGTTTTGCTGGTCGAAGTTGCGGGCGTAGGCGCCGGCGTTCATCAGCTGCTGGGCGTCGTTGTACTTGGCTGCGCCGTAGGTCGGCGCGAGCTGCGCGGCTTGCAGCGCTCGGTTGTTGCTGTCTTGGTAGTCCTGCCCGTACATCTGGCTGGCGATGTCGCCCAGCTGCTTGCCGGCGGCCACCTGCTGGTTTTGCAGCGTCTGCTGCAGGCCGGAGTTGCCGAAGCTGCCAGAGGCGACCATGGCGCTTTCGGTCTGCGGCTTGGTCATGTTGTTGAACTGATCCACCACCGAGCCCTGCGCGCGGCTGACAGCCTGATCCAGATACGGATTCGACTGCCCCGGTTGCATCATTCGTTGCAGGGATTGAGCGCCTGCGTTCATGGTCGCGTCGCCGCCTTGGGCGCGTTGGGCCACCATGTTCAGCCCCTGCTGCTCGGCGCCCGTGGGCCCGGCGTAGCGCTGGCCGGTGAAGGGCTGGTAGCCCATGTTGCCCAAATTCATCGCCTTGTTGGAATAGGCGGTAGCCAAGCCCTTCAGCTCGTTGGGGATGGACTGCGTGGTCGTCGACGACTGGCTGCCGCCCTTGCCGTAGATGATGCGGCCGGCCACCTTGCGGGTGCAGTCGTCGTCAAACGGTTCGCCGAAAAGTTTTACTCGTGAGATGTACATGGTCAGACCTCGACTTGAAGAATGGAATACAAGGGCTGGAAGCCCAATTTCTGGCGATACAGACGAGCTTGTGCGGGCCCGGCGGCGCAGCGGATGGTTGAGCACCCGAGCGAGGCGGCCATCGTCTTCAGCGCCTCAAAAAACAGCTCAAAGCCTCCGTTGTGCGCCACCAGATCGGTGACGAACAGCGTGCGCAAGTTGGGCAGCTGATCGACCCTCACGACGCCCCAGCCGACGATCTCGGTGCCGTCGTGCATGGCCAGCAGCGTGCGCTCACCCCTGCTCAGCAGCATCTTCAGTTGGCTGCCGGTGATCTCGCCGCCCGAGACATCACACGCCTCGTGCAGGCAGGCCGCGCCGTCGCGCCAGGCGCGGTCGATCTGCTCGAGCGGGACAGGCCAGAGCTGCATCAGGCGCCCGTCAACGCTCTGCACTGAACGAAGGTGCCGGGCGTGCCGCCCACGGTGCACAACCAGCCCAGCACGACGTACTTGCTGCCCGCGGTGCCCAGCTCGCTCGGCGCGCTGTTGCGGATGAAGTCACCCGGCGCAAAGGTGCCCGACGTCGGCACCGAGGTGGCTGCGTTGTGGACAGCGGTGATCTGGCCTTCGGTGAGCTGGTTCACCTGCTGGTTGGTGGCCCGCCACAGGTCTGTCAGCTTGCGCTCGTACAGGTTCCGATCAGCCGGAAAGCGCGGGTAGACGTCGAGCTTCATCGTGAGCCCGCCGGCTTGAGATCCGCACGCACGGCGCTGGCCTTCCAGTCGCCGGTCTGGGCCACCGCGAATCGGTGGAACCTGGCGCGCTGGCGCATGTCGTGGCGGCCGTCTGACTTAGACGCGCTTTGGCTGGTGGACAGCGTCACGCCCTCCTCGTCGCGGGTGAAGCCGGTGGCCGTCGAGGTGGTGGGCGCCTGCGCATACCGGATGCGCACCTTGTCGCAGAAGCTGTAGCCCGACTCGTCGCCGACGTCGCCGGTGGTGATGGAGCTGGACGTGCACGCACCCGACAGCGACTGCACCACATGGCTGGTGTTGAAGACGGCCGACACCTGAGCGCCGGCCACCCAGAACGGCGAGTCATAAGGTATCGCCGGGCCTGCGTCATACGTCGTGATCGTCGCGTTGCCTGCGTAGGTCAGCGCCGGGCTGACGTAGCTCACCGCGGCCTCGATGGCGCGGTTGGCACGGCCCCACTGTTTGGTGAGGACGTGATAGACGACGCAGCTGTCCAGCGTGGTGCTGGCCGTCGAGCAGTAGTGAATCGACACCGTGTAGTTGATGCGGTCCCAGATCAGGCTCGTCTTGAACCGATAGTTGGGGTTCATGTCGCTGAACAGCCAGTTGCGGATGGCCACGGCGTTGTCCAGCGGCCGCGGGGTGGTGCCGTCGTAGACGTAGACGTTGTCTACGCCGACGAAGATGTGCCCGATCAGCGTGTCGACGATGGCCTCTTGGCCGACGCAGCCGACGTCGTTGGACACCTGGCGCCACTCCCACACGGTGGGTGCGCCGGAGTAGCGGCCAACGAAGACTGAGCGCAGCTTGTAGGCGACGATGTCATCACCGAAGCGCTCGGTGGCCAGCAGAGGCCCCGCACCGCCCACCAGCCGGCCGGTGGTGCACTGCGTCGAGATGGCCGGCGTCCAGTCGGTCTCGTTGTTGAGCGCGGAGCACCACCACCGATCAGGGCTGCTGCCGTAGGTGGCGTCTGTCGTTGCAAAGGCGATCACAAAGCCCAGCGTCTGCTCAACAAACTTGGCCTGGGGTGCCGAGGCGATGTCGGCGAAAGCCAAACCAGATCCGGTTGAGCGCTGGATCTTGGCGGTCGGTGTGGCGGCGATGGTGCTGTTCCCAAACGGAATGAACACCCACCGATCCTCAGTGCCCAAGGTGTAGCTGGCGCCGCGCGAGCGATCGTTCCAGGTGGCGCCGTCCCACTCGTAGATCTTCGACGCGGTGCCGGCCAGAAAGCGCCGCGAGCCCGACAAATCCGACACCACCGCCGAGCCTTGGCAGGTCGCCGCCAGTGCCGTGACGCCGGTCGTCGCAGCCGACGGCGCGCCCTTGAGCCCAGCCTCGAACGGGATCGTCATGACGCAGTCGGTGAGCACACCCGGCGTCATCGGGTCCAGGTCGGGAGAAAAGCCCAGCAGCGGGGTCACAGCGCACGCACCCTCATGGCCGTGCCCGAGCGCAGCGCGGCGTCGTCAACGAACTGAAGATCACGCATGGCGGCCTGGTAGCGCGACTCGTAGGCCTGCGCCTTGTCGGCGTCCATCAGGTAAGCCGAACCCTCAACCAGGCAGGCGTTGAGGTAGACCGTCGGGTGGTTGGTCAGCAACCAGTTGGTGCTGGCTGAGGCCAGCGGGGTGAAGCGCTGGTAGTAGGTCACCGCCACCGTGTAGACACCGTCCGGCGTGGGGCCGAACAGGAGCGAGTCGGCGACGATGGCATACACCCGAGGCTGTGCGGTGTAGTAGGCGTCGGGGTACTTGCGGTCAAGGTACTCGGGCGTCACCACCGACAGCGCACCGGGCGGGCTGGTGCCCGACAGGGTGAGGTTTTCCAGCTCAAGGAAGTCAGACGGCAGCGCCAGCGACTGCACCCCGGCCACCGTGCTCAGTGTGGTGTTGACCACCTGCTTGCGCAGCCGCAGATCACGCGCGATCCTGCCCTCGGCGAGGGTCACGAAGTCAGGGATGACGGCCGTGAGGTCGGTGCGGTTGAGCCAGTTGGCCACGCTGGCCAGCAAGTCAGAGTAGGTGGCCAGTGCCATTTAGATCTGCCCCTTCCAGATGCGGAAATGCGCCAGCGCCGGGTCGTTCAGAAAGCGCCGCTGGTGCGCCTGATCACGCGCCAGGTCCTGCAGGCCGATGTGGTTGTCGTTGCAGTACTTCTCGACCAGCACGACGGGCACCGAGGCCGCCAGGCGCATGTCGGACGAGCCGTGCAAGCCTGCTTTGTGCATGGCCTGGGCGCGCTCGGCGTAGGGCGTGCAGTCCTGCGTGGTGCCGGTGTGCAGCGCGCCGTCCTCGAGCGCCACGGTGGTCACCACCCCAGGTGCGGCTTGGATGTCGGTGCGCAGCATCAGCTGTTTTCCAGCGGGGCGACGTTGACCTGGCCGGCACTCGCGCCCTGGATGTAGGCGATGTGCGTCAAGCCCTTGGGCACTTGCAGGTAAATCGAGTCGGCCGGCTGCACCAAGATGTCTTGGTTGGTGGCCGTCACGCCGCTCAGGCCCAGCTTGACGTAGCACTCGTTTCGAGCGGCCACGCGGATGTAGTTGGGTGCACGCCCTGACGAGTCGTTGGGGATGGCCGAGGACGCCGAGGCCGCGCCGGTGGCTGCAGAAAAGCCGGTCGTGACGATGGTCACCCCAGCGTGGAATGTGTGAGCCATAAAAACTCCAGCGCCATCTCGGCGTTAAGAGATCAAAAAAAAGGGGCCCCGAAGGGCCCCGTGAGACTGGTGCGAACGGCGTCTTTAGAGAGGCGCCAGCGTCACGCTGATGCACCCGGCCGCAGCCGTCAGCACGCCGGTGAAGTCGATCACGATGGAGTCGCCCGCGGCCAAGCGCAAAGCGCCGTCCGTGGTTGACAGCGTGAGCGCTTGGTTGGTGTTGGCGGTGCCCTTGAGGTTGTAGGTGCCCGAGTGCAGCACCGTGCCGCCGGTCATCGCGGTGCCGCTTGGCACCTTGCGAACCTGCGCCGTGACAGCGCTGGCGTCGGTGCCGGCGGTGTCGACCCGACCCGTGATGCCGGTCACGACGCAAGCGCGCGTGGCGGTGAAGATCGTCATGTCGACGCTGGTGGCCGTGTACGGGTTGGCCGTCAACTGAAAGCCGCTCAGGGTGGTGCCGTCGGCCCCAACCAGGCGGATTGAGCCGTCTGGGTTTTGCTGTATGTCTACTGACATGTGGTTCTCCTAAAAATGAAAAAAGGCACCCGAAGGTGCCGTCGTGTTGTGTTGGCTCAGTCAACGAGCGTGCGTTAAGCCCTTGCGAATGTTGGCAATAGTGGTCTTGCCAACCCCGTACAGCTTGCCCAGCCCGCGTGTGCCGGGCGGGGTGCTGCGGATGTGATCAATCGCCTCTTGTGAGAGCGGCTTGTTCACGAACTTTTCGGCGTCAGGTGAAACCACACCGTTGCGCTGCCGGACTCGCTTGATGGTGCAAACATCAACGCCAAAGCGCTCGGCCAACTCCTTCGTTTTGCCGACCGTGGCGCAGATCAGGTCAATGTCTGCCTGATCTTTGAACGCGCTGCGAAAGTGCTCAATGCCCTTGCGTTTTTGCCACTCGCCCGCGACCTTGCGACCCTTGGCAATCATGTCCTTGACGTTGTCCGCTTGGGTTCCAAGCATCAGGTGATCAGGATTTACGCATGTGGGGTTGTCGCATTTGTGCATGACGACCGTTCCATGCGCCCCGCTTCCAGTTGGTATCGGACCCTTGTGGAGCATCCAAGAAACCCGATGAGCCAAAGTTCTTTTGAGCTTCGTCCCATCCAGCATCTCACCGTAGATAACGCCATAGCCTTGCGGGGTAAGAGCCCCCGTCCAATTCCAACATTTGCTCTTCTGGTCTCGCTCAAACCTATTGAAGAAGCGCTCATTGACTGAACCAACTCGACTGGCACGCATACAAACCATCCACTGGTTAAGGTGGAGGGATTGTAGCGTACGCTCGCTAACTGACTACATTCCTATCATAGGACATCGTACACAGCGCCGTGGGCCTTCGGAGCGCGGCACTCGAGCGTGTACTCGACCACCAACTCGCGCTGCTCGGCGTCGCCGGTTTTTGCAAGTTCAAAGGTCTGGAACGGACGCAAATACGCCACCGCCAGCTTGTCCGACTGCAGCACGAACACGTCGCGTGCGGCCATGAAGCGGTTGGGAACGCACTGCAGCGTGCCGAAGTCGGACACATAGAAGTCCACCGCGCTGTACAGCTTGGCGTCTTCCGACTTGTCCATGCGGGTCGCGTTGCCGGTGAAGCCTGAGAAGGTCTGCTTCGCCGCTGGTGGCAGGATGATCATGTCGGGCTCGCCGCCGGCCGCGAAGACCTGCTGCAAGACGTCCTTGACCTGCGCCTCGGTGAAGGCGCGCTGCGTGCCGGCGGTGTAGCCGGTGTTGCTGGTGTAGGAGGCCAGCGTGCCGCCGTTGCGGTTGACGTTGTCCACCACCCAGCCACGCAGACCACGCGACTGGCGCGGCGAGGTGGCCAGCACGTCGGACTGGGTCAAGCCGGCTTCCATGTCGCGCTTGATCTCGAGCGAGGCCAGGCTCAGCTGGTAGGCCAGCTCGTCCTTGCGGCCAGCTGGGTTCATCGCCTGCTGCGTGTTCGACACCACCACCTTCTTCGCAGAGATCTGCGTGCGGTTGGTCAGGCGAACGGTGACGGTGACCGACTTGGCGGTCAGGTCGTCGCCTTCAGCTTGCGCGTTGAACGGCGAGGAGGCCACGGCGGCCAGCTCTTGCGTTTGCCACTCGTGCAGGGTGTTGGTGGCCTTGGACTTGCTGGCCATGTTCAGAACCGGCGTTTGCGTCGGGCTGATGCGGTAGATGATCAGTTTGTTACCGACAGGCTCTTTATCCTGTCTTCTGCGGATTCCGCCGCAGCTCAGACTACATCATCGCTTTCGCGTTGGGCGCTCGTGGGCACATTACCGATTTCTCTCGGTGCCTAGTCGTTGAACCTTCCACACCCCTGGGCCTTTCGGCTTACATGTGCGGCTTGGCTGCTGATTGCCTAATCCAAGAACTTTTCAAGCATTCGCGCTCACCCTTACGGGTCACGCTGTAGCGTTCTTGGCTCTAAAGGGATTCCAGCAATTCACCCAATTTTCATTTGATGCTCAGCTCGATGGCACTTCGGGCACATCACACTGCTGTTGCTTGGGTCGTACCTTTCATCTGGGTACTTCGCAAACGACTTGATGTGATGCACATGAAGCGTGATCTTCACCCCACAGCACTTGCACTCGGTGCCGTTATCAATCCCGCACGTTTCGCACTTGAAGCCGGCACGCGCGAGTGACTGCTGCTTCCAGTCTCTTGCCTGCCAACTTCCGCGCGCCCTGCGGTTGATCTCGGTCAACCCGCCTTTCCAGTTGGGGTTCTTCTCGCCGTAGGCCACTCGCGCAATCAGAGAGTTCCTGATGTTTTGCTTGTGTTCTTCGCTGAAAACCCGCCCTGGCTGAAGGCGATGATTCATGTGCTCTGCCAGTTCAATGCCGTGCTCTTTGAGCCGCTTAAACACCACCGTCTCGCCCACCCCAAAGTGCTCTGCAATCTCTCGCATCGACTTGGACTGGTACAGACTCAGCAGCACGTCTTTGGGCGGGTCAAAAGACCGCCTACCGCCGCGCTTGCCTACCGGTATTCCTAGCTCATGCAGCTTGCGCCGCACGATCTCAGCGCACACGCCATGATGCGCGCCGATCTCTGCGCACGAGTGGAACTGATACTGCTCTTGAAGCTCTTGCTTCGTGGGGTTGAACTTACTTGCCATCTTGCCCGCCAAACATCAACGGGACTATTGTCGCAACTTTACCAGTTGGTTGCAACGTCAATCCGTGAGGTCTTCCCGGTTACCGATTGCGGTACTGGAAACGAGGGTATTGGTTGGCGCAGCCATGGCTGTGTCCTTTCATTAAAGTATTGAAGCGAACAAGGCGGCGGCGTCTTCCGCACGACCGGACTTGCTCAGTTTTTGGAATGCGTTTGAGCGGCGGTCCATCTGCGGGCTCTCACCCACACCAGGGCGCTCGACTCGGGTTGGCAGCGTGGAGACCTTCTTGGTGGCGGCCGATGCCTTGGCCACCATCTGGTCGTACAACATGGCCTTGCGGGCGATCACGACCGCCTTGGCGTCAGCCAGCTGCCCCACGG